CTGAACCGAATAGTCCTGCAAATATGTACTCTATTGTTTTGTTCATAATTTGTGTGCGCACCAAGCGACATCCATGTCACTCAATGCGCTTAGTTCGGTTATCTGTGTAAGAGTGATGGTTTCTTGCGCTTCTTGAACGCAGATACAAACGGCATGACTATGATCGCAATAGGCGCATATAGGACTGCTTTGAGCAGGTTCATGACGATGCGACCCATGATGCCTAAACCATCGTGTTTAATTGTGGATGCAGTCTCGTTTACTGCTTCCTGTGCCTGCTTCACACGCTTATTTTTCATTGCCTTATGAAGCATGTTGTCCATTAACTGTTCTGTTTCTGTGTACATCTCATTTCCTTTTATGATTGAGTACAGCCCCTAGCAGGAATGCTAAGAACATGGGAATAAGCGGTATCACTGCAAATGCTAATGCTACCGATGCGAATGCTACTACCCAGTTGGTGCCTGATGGCATTATGTTGTTGTATTGATTAGTGTCTTCAATCTGTGTGTCATCACGTACCTGGATGTCACTCATTCATGCCCTCACGCATGTCATTTGTGTCACTGTCATCGTTTAAATGTCTCCCAGTCGTTGCTTATTATCTCTATATCACCACTGTTGCTGTTTAATGAATATGTGAACATCTGGTCTCCATTTATCTAATATATATATTTATTAATAAGAGTATTTATCTGTATATCTGTTGATATTTAGTATAAATACTCCACGTTCCTACCTTGTCAGTATTGTTATGCAGTCTTAACTGGGATGACGTTGATTCAATCTCTACCATCCTAAAATTCCAAAACATCAAAAAAGGGGAAGGAGGGGGATTTGTGTTTCCCCCTCGTCCTAGTGTTATGCTGCTTGCGCTTCCTGCGCCTGTTCCTGCTCATCCTTGAGTGCAACGAGCATGTTTGCTGGTGCGCCTGGCACTACGTCACTTGCAGACACGAATGTCACGTGCAGTTGGTTGTGCTTCAGGTCGTCAGCGGTTACTTCCAGGTAGAACGCCCACACACCCCGTTTCTCGGTATTGCGGAAATACTCGTCATTGGGGATGAAGCTCTGTCCTACGATGGTGCTGATCTCCTCACCTTGCGCTGATTTACGTGGTGACAACGATGCTGGTATAAAGCTCTGCAGTTGTGACACGTCGACCAGTGATGCGTAGGTGGGAATCCGGATCTCTACTGTGTTGACCCCGTGCAGATTGAACTTCGCCTGTGCCTGCTTGCGCAGTTCCTGGGTGACGTTGACCTGCAGTGTGATGCTGTCGTCTGTGATGGTTCCGGTTGTTTGTGGGATTGCGATACGCATAGCTACTCCTGTAGTTATGGTTGATGCCTTATGGCGATGACTCTTTGACAACCAAAGAATCAATTCACTGGAAGGATGGGGATTACTCTGCTTGTGCATTGTTGACCTGTCCTTGTGTGCTATGCAGTTGTGCAGTGCGGTTGGTTGTCGTCCTCATTGTGCGTATCCCATGGCCCCTGCCCATGCTTGTGTGCGGGTATGGCCCCCCAACAAAATGCCGATGCTGTGCGTACAGGGTCGTCCCTTCCCTCTATTTTGGGTGGAGAAGAGTGTTCACTTATTTAACACAGTTTTGTATGTGGTATTGCACATAGTGTCAAGAGTGATTATGTGTAGGAGTAAATATTTTTAAAGGGGGAGTAATGCCAGGAATGTCGAAGGCAGGAAATCAGTACAGTGTGGGTAGGAAGCAGGCCAAGAGTCTGTTGACCCAGAAGCCTAGTGCGAGTGTTCCTCTTGGGGGAATGAACTGGGGGAATATTGTGACGAGGGGTGGTTTGAAGATGCTGGGAGTGTTAGGTGGGATCATGAGTCCGAGTAGGACAGTGAGTGCAGATCAGGAGAAGAAGCACATGAAACAGGGTTACTGATGGATCTTAGTCATATTCGGTCAAAGGCAAGGTTGACGTTCTTGAGGGAGTACGTTGACACAGGTGACGCTGTAAGGGCTGCAAGGTTTGCGGGATATGACAAGGGGGATGAGAGGCGGTTAAAGATCCATGCATCGAACTTGAAGTCTCAGTTGAAGGAGGAGATTGATGGGTTGATGAAGGAGAAGCTTTCAGGAGTAGGTCCAAAGGCATTGACGGTGATGGAGGATCTGATGGAGAGGAGTGAAAGTGATTCCGTGAGGTTTAATGCAGCAAGGGATCTGTTGGACCGATCAGGCTGGAAATCTTCAGAGGGAGAGATGGATGTTAAGAAGACTGTTGAAGAAATGGAGGCGCAGTTGGTTGCCTTGGTGGGAAGCGAAGGTGCGAATGTGTTACTGGCGAAAGTCCGAACTACAAGAACAGTTACGCCAGCATCTGAAGCACTTCCGGTCATTAATTAGAGAAAGGATGTCATGAAATACAAGAAGAAGAAGCGAAGGAAAACACTTCTGACTGATTACTGATGGCAGAGAAGAAGAAAAAAGGGATTTTAAGCCAGATTAAGGCTGTATCTCAGGATACTCCGACCATGTTGACGGGTCCAGAGCCTGTTCAGGGTGGAAGATCGACCCAAAAGGTAGGTGCTTTACAGAACATTCTGGGTTCCAGGAAGACGCAAACGTCAGGATTGTCAACAAGTTCCAAGGTTCGTAAGGCTCAACTCGGAGCAATCTTCGATAATTACATA